GTTTTTCATAGCTCGGGTGAGCGAACTTTTTGCCCATTAAGTTGGTGTATCCTTAGTGACACGTGTCAGAGTACAGCGTGTGACCGATGCTACGTGGACGGTGAGGCAGTTCAGGAAGGACTGTTCCGCGATTGAAACTCGCAACCACACTACAGACACGGCGCAACACTAAGGGGAATGGCATGGTCAAACCGTAGGGTGGACCAGTGGATGGCTGCGATCCATTGGCCCGCGCAACTCACGCCCGGCAAGGCGTGAGTGGCACCATGCAATAACGGGGTGTTTAATACACCCCGGATTTCGATCCATTCAACCCGCACGCCTGATGTGTACTTACACGTGCGGGTCTTTAGTAGAGTGGCCAGCCTGCCAAGCTGGCCCAGCAAATCATCGTAACGGAGGAGCCTGATCATGGGCTCCATTGGAGTGTTCCCGGCACTCCTATTTGGCCGTAAAACACTGGGTCACCCAACCAGTGTGTGCAGGTCCGTTTTATTATTTCCATTGGTATACTATTGTAACATATTCCCGTTTCGCACGCCTGCGAAGCTGGCAGACGGAGTCGAACCACCAGTGCAAAGCTATCAGCAACGACGTGGCCCGCTCATCATGGAGCGGGCAGTACGGCCTTGTGCCCACGTCCCACACAACATTTTTCATCGATGAACCACAACAATGCTGAGAGTATAGGGGAATTACTTATTATCCCAAGTCAGGGCTTGAAAACCTTGGCCGCCCCGCCTGCTGGCGAAGTCATTGCAACACAGGTTGCCGTAACCATTGACTTGATGCAGGATATTTTCGTCTGGCTTGTAGTCAGCGGAATGTTTTTTTGGGCCTTCTTTGGTGCTCTGAAGGCCATCAATTTTTGCGTGTACTGGCGTACTGGACAAAACATCGTCTATTATGCCCACCGTTTCGCTGTGAACTGTATGGGATATGCCGACCCAATCGAGTTCTTTTCTATCACGTGGATGGATGCATTGACCAACTATTTGCAGCGAGCACGAGCAGCGCGAGACGCACACTGGCGAGAGATTGAGGACCGAGCCATTGCGTGTTACACGTGCTACTCGTACAACGTAGAATTGTACAAGTGTACTCAGTGTGAGCTTCACACTTGTCTGCCGTGTCATTTCCGGTGGACCCATTCCAGTTATCGAGACGACGACGGGAACGTCATCTTTCGAGACTATTGCATGCAATGCCGTCATGCTCCGTTTGATCTTGCACCCGATCCTGGGGTGTATTGGGTCTACAATGACAACAACGGAGTGCGGCATGATGACTGGTTTGATCACATTGAGTATCACCCCGTCAACCCGGGGTTGGAAAACGTCGAAGTGACGCCGGAGCAGGGGAGATGGGACCTGACAGGGCGAGGCGGGTTTGTTCAGGAGTGCATATACCCAGCTCGCCGACCGGCTGACCACCCCGTCTACAACCCACGGAGATCATTCAGAGTTGTGGAAATCTTAGCTCGAACGATCTTCTGGCTGTATCAAAATGTGCCAGCTTTATTCGGTTTCGGTAGTGTGCCGGAACCTCTTAGTGCACAAGAATTGATGCAGCGCCACCGAACGCGCAATCGGGGTGTACTGGCATTGCCAGCACAGCCCAACCCCCCGCCACCACCACCACCACCACCACCCCCACAAAACCCCCAACCGCCCGTGCCTGGCCCAGCACAGCCCCCGGGCGGAGGGGAACAGTTCCAACCCGGGCCCGTCAGGGAAATGGGAGGGCACGACAATCAAATTGTGGACAACCTGACAAATCGGAAAACACGTGTGGAGTTACGGCCATACAAGGTACCGAGGTTAGCGTTCTATGGTGTGTGGAATGTGACAAAATTTGGTGGTGTGCGGGACTGGTACATGCAACACAATTTGGGCTGGCACTTTGATGAGGGGGAAACTAAGGACGTGCTTCTCCCCAGCACCCTTGTGCCTGAGCTCAAACACTTTTGGAATTACCATACACGCAAGGAAGAAGACCTGTTGAAGTGTGCAGCCATTACAAAACAGTGGTTGAGGAACATCGGTGGCATCAGCGCCGAACAGCAGGCACAGGCCAGTTTGTATGGGCCCGTCATCGCAATGTTGGAGTCGGACCACGACCGACAAGAGATGATGCGGTATGTGAATGACGACTATTGGTCGTGGATGCCGGTTGCGTGGTTGGCAAGTGTGCTACTGTTCGCGGTGTTGGCGCAGCAGTATAAATTTTGGCCTGACGTGAGCAGACAGGTCTTGCCAACCTTCCATGAACCCAAACCAAAGCACTTCTTGGACCTCAACACCCAGGTGTACCGAGGCCTAATCAGGATGTACAATTATGCCGCACGTGCCACGCACTTTGACATGCCGGTAGTTGATTGTACCTACTGGATGTTGCCGCGATTCCTGGATAGGGCAACCTACATGTGCCAAGACACGTACGACCAGCTGTTCTGGCAGCAGGCCGGTCCGTTCATTGCACAGCTCCTGGTAGTGGTTATAGTGCAGGTGGCATGCCTATACCGCAAGGGGCCATTGGCAGCCAAGACCATTGCGGAGGACTGCTTCCGGTTTCTTGTGGCCCACATGTTGGTAGCAACTACCGGGTTATGGTGGACAGCCATGCTGCCGTCAATAGTCTTGGGGGTCCTGGAAGGGCTGATACGGGGATCAATGGTACATGTCGCCTTCCATCAACTCTTCTCTTTGGACGTGTCAGTGCGGCACACCAGCAACATTCACCTTGGGTTTGCATTGCATTTGTTGCATTTGGTGTGGAACGACAGTTTCCCGGACAGTGCGATGAATGTGTTTGTGAATATGGCGCGTTATGTGGCCCGTAGTGTTCAAGGGGGGCTACCACATCCGGTGTTCAAATTGTCTAATTGTGCACCTGTGAACAACCCAGGACGCGAGGATGGTAAGGTGCAGTTCCCAACACCACTATCGCTTCGGAAGAAATCGGTTGATCATCGGCCACCAGCCCAGCATTTGTATGGTATCGGATCGGGTGATTACCGGCCGGTTGCGTACGCCCCTAACCTCCACAACGAGCAGGTCGCGGTGCAGGCTCGCATTCTGAACGAAACCCCACCTGTTGAGGTGGGTGCAGCCACGAGGTGTGTGAATTGGGTGAAGCAGAATTGGCGCAAGCTGTTACCGGGCCACACGCACATCACCAGTGTGTCCTTTGAGCACTACATACGGAAGTCCAATGCGTCCGCAAGCGTCAAGCGAACGTTGCGGAGGGTCAAAGCCGAACTCGATGCTGCAGGTATCGATGAGAACTCCGTGTTAACGCCTCAGCAACTTCACGACTGGACGAAAAGGAAAGCTTTCGTGAAGGTGGAAAACAATCCCTATCGTTCCCCAACCGGCAGAAAGAACAAGGCTTGCAGGCTTATACAGGGCGCCCCACCAGAGTTCATCGTTCTGGTGGGGCCATGGATGATGGCGTTCCAGAGTATGGTGAAGAAGAAGTGGAATAAACACAATTTCATGTGCTTCACCAGTGGGGTCAGCAGTCTGGACGCAGGCAAGCTTGTTGATCAGCCCGGATGGTCAGTGCTGGAGGACGACATCGGGGCATTCGACGCATCAGTTAATGAGATCTGGTTGCGGCTGGAAATGTGGTTGTTCAAGCAGTGTGGATGTCCGCGCGCCGTGCTTGACTTAGTTCGGGCCAATGTAGCCACCCATGGAGTCACCAGTCAAGGTGTCAAGTACAAGAGACAGGGTATGCGCAAATCCGGCGACCCTTATACCTCCGTGGGCAACTCCCTGCTCAATGGCCTGTTCCACATTTTCATTTACTGTGAAGCTCATAACTGTGGTGTCGATCAGGCACGCACCATGGTTCGCATGTTGATCCAGGGCGATGACAATCTGCTGGTGCACGTGCCGGATGATGTTGAGATTGATTGGGTCGCCCGTATGCGTGAGTTAGGGTTCGACAGCGAGGCCGTTTATCGAGAATCCATTCTTGACGCTGAGTTTTGCAGCAACCTCGTGTACCAGGTCAAGGAAGGGTTAGTGTTTGGACCCAAGCCAGGTAGAGTCGTTAGCAAATTGGGTTACTTCATAAACCCTCCAGCTGGAGTTCCAGTGAAATCTCTGGTGCGTGGGACTGCCCTGGGCCTGTACGCGGGGTGCAACCACATCCCCCCACTGAGAGCCTACCTCGACAGGATTATGGAACTGACCCAGGACGCAACGGCTTACTATGAGCCCAACGCAGAGTGGAAAATGAACTATATCACAGCGCATGACACCCCTGAAACCTGGGTGACACTGTACAGGCGATATGGTTGGACAGGGGCGGCCCAAAGAGCATGGGAAGTGCACCTATCCACCTGCGAACTGGGGAAGGACATGGACTCTACCATGATGTCGTGGCTGTGCGACCGCGACACGTCGGGACCACCCATGTGGTTCAGTGCGGGTGGTTAGGGTGCTCGAAGGGACTCGAAAGACCGGTTAATATCGTCCGGCTCCCTTGCAAACGAGACGTTGGACTAAGTCCAGTGGCCTAGGTCAGCAAAATCGTGCTGACCCACTCAAAGGGCGTCAGGGCTGGAGTCAAGATCGTAAGACCCCTGAAATTTCCAGAAATGATCGTGCTAGAGTGCACAAGGATCACACCGTGCTTGGTATCCTCCTTGGCCCATGGGGCACTGAGGGCGGAAGTGCGTTGTGATTATATTCTCATGGTGTGGCCCTGGAGTGCCACCGACCCGTACCCAACCGTGGTCCACAATTTCTTTAACAGCACGTCCCGACGTGGCTCACATTTGCGTATGCTCGTTGGCAAAAGACACGCTCAAGTCTTAGTAGCCAAGCCCCACAACAATGAGAATCAACCCCCAACAAACAGAAAACCAATCACAAGAGAAAAACCAGAAACAAAATAACCTCCCCAAACGGTTGTCAGCCAAGGACATCGCGCGGGGGGTGCGCGACCCTTCACTGCCAGCACTTGCACCCGTCGAGGTGTTGCGCAGAAACCTGAACACCATCGCCACGCGAGTCGGAACGGATGTACATGATGTGCGAACACGCTTGATAGGAGTCGAGACACACTGGAACGTATACTCCGCAGCGGACAGGCAGACCAAGGAGGAGTTGCGTAAACAGCTGGAAACCGTGCAAAGCGAGTGTAAACAGCTGTCTGACCGAGTGGAAGACCAGGAACTCAAGTTGCTCATTCAAAGCAAAACCATTGACGATCTCAATGCCAGGGTGCAGTCCCTTCAGGATCTAGTTCACCAAGTTGTTGGCCGCCTGGGTGAAGTGGCCCTCGCACCACAGCCTGCTCCTGCACCGATCACCGGAGATCATACCTGTGCGGACTGTGGGCTTACTTTGAGTGGCCCAGCACCACTGGCGGCCCACCTAGCCGGTAAAAATCATGCAAAGGTGTTGCGCATGAGGGCTGCTCGAGCTGCAGCGGGAACCTTGGTTGTGGAACTCGATGCCCGTCATGAGGCTTCAACCATGGACAGTGCCAGACCAGCCCCGCCGACCGATCTGACAACGGAGGGTGTTGAACCCAATCCAGGACCGGACAAACAAAAGAAGCAGAAGCAGGCGGCCAAACAGGTGAAGAGGGCCGCTAAAAAGGTGGAGAAGGCGGTGGCAAAAGTTAGGCATGAGCCCAAGCGTCACGCGGGCGGGGATCAAGTTGGACAGGCTCTCGGTGCAGCGGTTGGGTCTCTCCTGGGACCCACTGCCTCTCACGTGGGGAGGCTCATCGGTGGTGGGGCCCAGAGTCTCTTCAAAACCATCACCGGGTTTGGTTCGTACAGAATGCGAACCGCCCAACGTGGGGGCAATTTTTCCAACAACGTGGCCATGGGCACCGGGCCCGCGATCATGCACAATGCAGCAACGCCGCGCGTTAGGCATCGCGAGTTGATCACGAACGTTTACGCGACCACTAATTTTAGCACAAACATTTTCAGAATTCAACCAGGATTGTTTAGTGGCAATACGCTCTTTCCCTGGTTGTCTGGTATCGCGTCCAACTTTCAGCAGTACAGGTTGCATGGCATGGAGATGTACTTTGAGTCCACATCCACGGAGTACTCATCGTCTATCAATCTGGGGTCGGTCATGATGTCCACAGTCTACGACCCCACCGACGATGCATTGGCGTCTTCTCTGGCCATTGGCAACCATGAGTTTTCAACTGACGGGCCGCCCTCCAAGAGTTTCTATCATCCTATCGAGTGTGACCCAAAACAAAACGATTTCACACTTAAGATGATCCGGAACTATACTCAAGCACCATCAGCGTTGAATGACTGGGGAATCTTTCAGATCTCCACTGAGGGCAATCCCGTGGCTGGTGCACTGATTGGGCGATTGTGGGCCACGTATGACATTGAGTTTCTCAAACCGGTGTTGCCCATTGATGCTTCTCGTTTGCTCACCTCGTTTATCAACGTCAGCTTGGGGCCAGCAAACTCAAATGTGCCCGCAAACCCCGTGCAGATCGGGTATGAGTACCTGAAGGGGTCCACGTTCTTTCCGGTGCCGTCCAATTATGTTGGGGCTATTCGTATCACCATCCCGAACTCAGTTTCTGGAATTTTCTCAGTGCATGCCATGTTGAAGTCGCCTCTCGAGGACCTCTCGAACCCATCCAATCAGTTGGTTATTAGTTCGGGCGGCCCAGGATTGGCGAATTTCTATGGCATCCCCAATCAGTACCCAGCGCCCAGCACGTACTATGATTATCGTTCGCAGACAGCGGCAATCGCAGCAGGTGGTTCCCCCCTACAGACCACTGGCATGTTCGTCGTCACGGCCACCGTGCCCACCAGCGTGCGATACATTGATGTCTCGTTGACGAGTGTTTGGGCCTCACAGAACGTGTGGGCAGCCAGTTCACGACCGGCTGCTTTTATCATCATCACACAACTGCCTGGGAACTATGCATTGACTGCAACCACTGTCTTTCAGGATGTGGCTCCGGTGCACGCCACCTATGCTACAATGGTAGAAGACGCCGTCAAGGAACAGAAGACGGCACCCGACGGCCACGAGGCCGGCGAGACCAGTGGGTGCAACCCAACTGAGACCCGACGTTCTTCTTTTGACGACGTCGTGGATTTTGACACCAATTTGACACCGGATGAGCAAATCGCTTCTCTCCGGTTTCAGATGGACAAATTGTTGGCGGCACGTGAAAACGCCAACAAACAAATCCGAGCCACCCCTGGAACTGGAGGATAGGTGGCTGTCTCACATTGGTGTGGGGGCGTTGTGCATCGCCCTCACGCAGTAATCGGAAGATAAATGCAACGTCCTGCCGTCACGGAGACCTCACTCCGTGTACGTGATTCGTAAGAAAAACAGGTGCGCTGCCGCTAGCGTGGGCGGTCGCAAAGGGTGCCGCGGCACTAGGGCCGGTCCAGGGGTCCACACGCAGTCTTGCCCGTTGAGTCGGGCACCACCGAGCAAAATCAATCGCCCATCTCCCTAACATCGTCAGCCAAGGGCACCGACATCTGTTGATGTACGTGGTGTTGGCCTGAGATGGACGAACGACGAGC